ACTGACGATGGTCAAGCTCTCAAGAAAGGTGCGTGGAAAGTGTACTACGATGGCGAGTTTGTGTACGCAGATAGCGTGGAGTTCCGTCCGTTAGTACGTACGTATGAGTGGAGTGTGTGGGATCAGGAAGAAGGCAAGTTTGCCTCACGTTCTGTTCAGGCACCCTCCTTGGACTTCCAATTCCCAGACACCACAGGCACAAACAAGTGTGGCCGTCTATCAAAATCAGAGGAGGAAGAACTAGGGGATAAGCATCCCAAGACACTGGCTTCACGTCTCGCTACGTGTAATCAGGTGTTCTACGCCTTGATCACGATGACTGGTAAGACAGCAGAGGGCACGGAGATTAAGATTGAAAATTATCCAGTCATGACCTACTTCAAGCGTTCTGGTTTCCGCCCTGCACGTGAGGCGATTGAGCGGTTGGGCCGCAACACTCTCATGAATGAGGTGGTGTTTGAGCTCACTACGAAGCGTAACAAGATGGGCAGTGTGACTTACTTCACTCCTGTGTTTACGCAAAAAGAAACTATCCCGATGGATGATGCGTCAATGGAGACTATGACCATGTTCCTCGAGACAGTGAAGGCGTCCAACGCAAACATCCTCGAACAACACAAGGAGGCTGTTAAGGCAAAAGCCAAAGATGAGGAAGTTGATTTAGCGGCGGACTTTAACTAATGCTGGCGGAAGTTCAAGTTAAGAACTTCCTTCAAGCGGCAACGAGGGGGGAAGCGTCGCTTTCCCCTTCTGTGCTTGAGGAGTTTGCACAGGACTGTCGTGAGGCACTCGAAAAACAATTTGACCGTAATCCGGAATGGCGGATACGTATGAGTGGGTTAGGACGTCCCCTCTGTCAGCAGATACATGGACGTGATGGTAAAGACGAGGAGATGACGTACAACGCTATCCTACGTTTTCTAATCGGTGATCTTGTGGAGTGTGCCGTGATGGCTATCCTAAAAGGTGCCGGTGTAAAGATCGTAGAGGCACAGGGAAGGTGCGAGCTCGACGTAGGAGGAGAGCACGTACAAGGTACCCTCGATTTAATTATCGACGATCCTGTGGACGGAGAGAAGGTCTGGGACGTAAAGTCAGCTAGCCCGTACTCCTACACACAGAAGTTTGCAAAAGGTTACGACAATCTTAAAGAAGACGACCCCTTCGGTTATCTCATGCAGGGACACCTGTACGCAGAATCTAAGGGCAAGGACTTCGGCGGGTGGATTGTAGTGGATAAATCCAGTGGAGAGATCCAGTTTGTACAAGCCCCGGATGACCAGACGGAAGATCGAGATTACTACATCTCAGAAGCTGGTAAAGTTGTTGAAGCCTTGATGTCTAACTTTAAATACAAGAAGCCGCCGATAGAGCCCGTTGATGAAGCCTTTACTTTGCAAGGTGAAAGGATTGTTACCGGAAATAAACTCTTGGCTAAGAACTGTACGTTTTGCGGTTACCGTAAGCACTGCTGGCCGAAGGCTGTACAGCACGAGAAGGTAACCTCTCGAGCAAAGAACAAGCCTATCGTCTGGTACCACACATTAAAGGTTAAGGAACTATGAAGACTGCGGACATCAAGAAAGTAGTTGAGCTACAGGGAAAGATTATCAAGCTCAAAGACCGCATCATGAAAGATGTGGAGCGACATAACACGATGGTTATTGATGAGCTACGACCGGCCTTAGAGGAAGTGCAGTACGCAACAATCTACCAAGTTGGTGATATGACGTACAAACGTGGTAAGGTTTTTTGCCAACTTGATTGTACTGACTATGGCCTCGGTATTAAAGCAGACGGCCTAGCTACCCTACGTAGAATTGTTGTGGAGACAAAAGATGCCCCTTCTGATGACACAGAAAGTGGACCGTCAGCTTCTCTACCTGAATGAGGGAGCTTACGCAGTTTACATCGAAGCCGCTGACAAGAGAGGTGGCGACCCGTGGGTTAGATGGGCACGTAACTTTGAGAGATGCTTGCCGTTGACTATGTGGCAACACTTCGGTCAACCGTTAGGGCACGAAACGTGGGAGCGCGATGGTAAAAAAGCTACGGACGAATTGATAAGTATCGCAAATATCATACGCCAAGGACGAGTTGTAGTTTTCCCCGGAGATGAATACTCACACGCACTTCTGCAAATCGGGAATACAAGTCCTAAATTGCAGGATAGAATTTCTCAATCGATACAGGGGCTTGTCAACTTATGAGTAAACCACAACGACATAAGTTCCGTTCAGACTACGAGCTCAGTGTCGCAAAATACCTTGCAGAACAAGGAGTTAAGTTTGAGTATGAGTCTCAAAAAATTTCGTACCAACCAAAGCCAAGGATATACACGCCGGACTTTTATCTTCCGGAACAAGATATATATGTTGAAGCCAAAGGGTTTTTTAGCCCTGCGGACAGGCAGAAGATGCTGTTGGTAATTAAGCAGAATATGTTTCTTGACATACGTATGCTGTTCTTGAGAGCATCGAACAAGTTAAACCGCTCGAGTAAAACAACCTATGGATCTTGGTGTGATAAGCAGGGTATACTCTGGGCAGACGGACAAATACCACTGGAGTGGTTGGAGAAGAAAGCATGAGTGATTTAATTATAGACGACGAAAAGATTGCCGCCCTCGAGCAAGCCGGCTTACTCAAGGGGCGTTACTACATTGTCTTGGAGCCTTTAGAAGATGAGAATGAAGACGAGGATGGCTTTGCTATCCGTGCATATGCAACTCGAGATACTCAGGTTGAGGTTGATGGCGAAAAGACATTTGATCCAACTTATGTCATCCTTCAAGGATTACTTGGGGCTGTCCACGAAAACTTCGATGACCTCTACGACATGGGACTGGAAAGGGTTACGTTGGAAGCACTCGGTGAAGTCGTTCCAGAAGAAGAGTTAAAGCCAGAACACAGAAAGCGTATCAAGAGTATGGAGGGGAATGTCATTACGGCCAAATTTGGAGAACTGCAATGACAGATTGGAAGAACCCTGAACACTACAAGAAGAAAGACTTTGAAGCCATCGAGGTTATCAAGTCTGTACTCACGGAAGAACAATTCACTGGATATTTACTCGGAAACTCGCTAAAATATTTACTACGGGTTAACGATAAAGATACCCCTTTGATGAACGTGGGCAAGGCTGAGTGGTATGCGACCCGCGCAGAAAAAGAACTTTCGGAGAAGTAATGGAACATATGTACTGTGGCAGGATTGCCATCGACTACGACCGTGATGAGAACTTTAGCGCACAAGCCTTGAAGCTCCTCACGGATTACTACATGTTGCCCGACGAGTCCAGCCCACAAGAGGCTTTTGCTCGGGCGGCTTTGGCTTATTGTGAGGGTGACTATGGCTTCGCTCAACGTATTTATGATTACGCTTCTAAGCGTTGGTTTATGTTCGCTAGTCCTGTGCTTTCAAACGCACCGCTTGACGGAGTTGAGCCAAAAGGATTGCCGATCTCTTGCTTTCTCACTTATGTTGGTGACAATCTTGAGTCTCTCATCAGCCATAATGCTGAAGTTGCTTGGCTCTCCGTAAAAGGAGGAGGTGTCGGAGGACACTGGTCTGACGTACGGGGTATCTCAGATAAAGCACCCGGACCTATTCCATTCATGAAAGTCGTCGACTCAGGGATGACTGCGTGGAAACAGGGCCGCACCCGTAAGGGAAGTTACGCGGCTTACATGGATGTGTCTCACCCAGACATCATCGAATTTATTAACTTTAAAGTACCCACCGGTGACACGAACAGAAAATGTTTCAACCTGTTCAACGCCGTTAACATTACAGATGCTTTTATGGAGGCAGTAGAATATGGAACAGAATGGCAATTACGAGACCCTAATGACGGAGATGTCAGAGATTCGATCCCAGCTAGAGACTTGTGGGAAAGAATACTTGAAGCTCGCTTCAGAACTGGCTCACCTTACTTACACTTCATCGACGAATCCAACCGAAGGTTACCAGATTCTCAGAAAGCACTTGGACTCGCAGTTAGAGGGTCTAACCTATGCTCTGAAATCACTCTCCCTACATCTGAAAAACGCACAGCAGTCTGTTGCCTTAGCTCGGTCAACCTCGAAAAATACGACGAGTGGAAAGGAACAGGAATGGTTGGAGACTTGGTTCGATTCTTGGACAACGTCCTTGAGTTCTTTATCAAAAATGCACCAAGAGAACTGGGAAAAGCTGTCTACTCAGCTAAAAGAGAAAGGTCTATCGGCTTAGGAGCGATGGGTTGGCATGGGTATTTACAGCAGAATGAGATCCCGTGGAACAGCATTAGCGCGAAGTTTGCGAACCAACGGATATTTGCCGACATACACGCACAGGCTCATACGG